AGAATGGGGTAATAGAGGTGTGCATTTATGGAAGGTAGCTTTAAATGAAGTTGCTTTAGTTGCAGGTCAAGCAAATTATACAGTACCAACGAATGTTAGTGATGTATTAGAAGCTTATATCTCAACTGCAGGGGGAACTCCTGGAACAACCACTAATGATTTAACTTTATCTAAAATTGACAGATCAGCTTATGCCGCTTTACCAAACAAAGGTGTTCAAGGACAGCCTTCTCAATACTATGTAGATAGACAAACAACACCAGTTATTTATTTATATCAAACTCCAGATTTATCGACTTATACTTATTTAAAATATTATTCAATTAATAGAATAGAAGATGCAGGTGCTTACACAAATACTGCAGACGTATCTTACAGATTTATTCCATGTATGATTTCTGGATTAGCTTATTATTTAGCTATGAAACGTTCTCCAGAAAGAATGGAAATTTTAAAAATGTCTTATGAAGACGAAATGAAAAGAGCTTTAGATGAAGATGGTTCTAGAACAAGTTTATTTATAACTCCAGAGAGTTATTTTCCACAAGGGTAAATTATGGGAAGATTTGCAAGAGGTAGTAGAGCTTTATCGATATCAGATAGATCAGGAATGCAATTTCCTTATCAAGAAATGGTAAAAGAATGGAACGGTTCCATTGTCCATTATTCGGAGTTCGAGAAAAAACATCCACAGTTAGATCCTAAATATCATGCTGCCGATCCTCAAGCTTTAAAAAAAGCTAGACCTGATACTTCTAGAGGAACAGGAATTACTGTATCTTTAGATCCTAAATATTGGGATGGTCAATTTACATCAAATGGAATGCAGCCTAGTATATCTCCAACAGAAGAAAATAATAAAAGACAAGCTGGAGTATCTATTGGAACAGTAACAGTGAGTATAACATAATGGCTACTTATAAATTTTATTATTCAACAACTGAAATAGCTTCTTTAGAAGAAAACTATGAGTCTTCTGAAAATATAAAAAATGTAGAGACGGCTTTTAGAAATAATAAAGATAATGTAGAATCTATAACAAGAATAGATATAGTAGCTGACCCTGATCAAATTAATACAGATGAAGCTTTAGGATATGTGAGGACATAATGGCAATAACTTATTCAGATTTTTTAACACAGGTAAGAAACTACACAGAAGTAGATTCTAATGTATTATCCGATACATTAATCGCACAATTTATCAGAAACACAGAACTCGATATTGCTGGTAAAGTGGATTATGATGAAACTAGAAAATACGCAACTTCATCTTTCACAGCTAACAAAAGATACTTAGTAATGCCAGCAGATTTTTTAATCATTAGGTCGTTACAGGTGTTTTCTACCACAGACCAGACAGGTGATCGTACTTTTATGGAAAAAAGAGATACTAGCTTTATTACAGAATATAATGGTAGTGGTACTACAGGATTACCTAAATATTATGCGAATTGGGATGACAATAATGTTGTCGTAGCACCTACTCCAGACCAAGCTTATGCGGTTCAATTGAATTACATTATTGACCCACCAGGATTCACTTCTACAACAACTAATTATTTGTCAGAATATCAAGAGGCTTTACTTCTTCATGGAGTATTAGCTGAAGCTTTTTCATATTTAAAAGGCCCCCTTGATATGTACAATTTATACAAAACGAAGTATAATGAAGAGATAGAAGCTTTTGCTCTTCAACAAATGGGTAGAAGACGTAGAAGCGAATATGATGATGGGGTTCTAAGAATTAAAGTACCTTCACCATCACCGTAAAATTTATATAAGGAGTTTTAAAATGGCAATAGACCAAGCAGTATGTAATTCATTTAAAAAAGAATTATTAGAAGGAATCCACGACTTTGAAAGTGGAGCAGACGAGTTTAAACTAGCACTGTATGAAGATACAGCAAATTTATCAGCAGCAACAACAGCTTATCCTGGAGACAGTACAGGTGGACAAGTAAGTGATACTGGAGAGTATTCTCAAGGTGGAGGAGTTTTACAATCACAACAAACTTCTTTAGATACAGGTGTTGCTATTGTAACGTTTGCAAATTTATCTTTTACTGGTGTTACATTAACTGCTAGAGGAGCTTTAATTTATAATACATCAGAATCCAATAAAGCAGTAGCGGTATTAGATTTTGGTGGAGATAAAACAGCGACAGCTGGTACATTTACAATTCAGTTTCCAGCATTTACATCGACAGCGGCAATATTAAGAATTAGTTAAGGAGGATAGATGGCACTTGTCATTAACGATAGAGTTAAAGAGACAAGCACCACTACGGGAACGGGAACTTTTTCTTTAGACGGTGCTTCTCAAAGTTTTGAATCATTCGTATCAGGTGTTGGTACGGGGAATCAGACCTATTACTGTATTGAAAATCCTGCTGCTATACCAACAGAGTTTGAAGTAGGAATAGGTACAGTAACCGATGCAGCACCTGACACTTTATCAAGAGACACAATCATATCTTCATCAAATTCCGATGCAGCGGTAAACTTTACTGCAGGTGAAAAAAATGTATTTTGCACAATGCCAGCTAAGAAAACTATTTCGCCAGTCATGGACGCAACAGGTTTCGTGGTCACTCATGCATCTACTTTGGATCAAGATCAAACTTTAGATTCTGGAGTACTCGCTGGACCCGTAACTATAACAGGTACACAAACCGTAACAGGGACATTGGTAATTTTATAATGAGTCAATTAGAAGTAGATAAAATAGTTCCACAGTCAGGCACAACTCTAACTATCGGTGATAGTGGAGATACCGTTAACTTTGCTGATGGCACTTCAATAGGTATTGATACAAATACTTTATATATTGATTCTACAAATAATAGAGTTGGTATTGGTACTACATCTCCTAGCACACTGCTAGACTTATCATCATCTGATAACACATATCAAACTATTCAAACAACTTCATCTGACAAAAATGCGATTACATATTATAAAAATGGTGACTGCTCCGTAGATGGAGTTTATGTAGGATTGAACGCCAATGAAGAAATGATGTTATGGCAGTCTGAAAACGATGTAATGCGATTTGGCACTAACAATACAGAACGTATGCGTATCACATCAGATGGTTCGATTGGGATTGGTACACCTTCTTCAAGTAGTTTTAATGCAAGTGCTAATCAATTAGTTATAGGTAGTAGTTCTGGTAATAAAGGATTAACTATTTTTACAGGCACATCTAACGTTGGTGCTATTTTCTTTGCAGATGGAACATCAGGAAATACTGCTTACAGAGGTCAAATAAATTATCAACATAATAATGATTTAATGACTTTTGGAGTTGGTGCTTCAGAAGCTATGCGTATCGACTCATCTGGAAATTTAATGGTGGGAAAAACTGCTATTGCTTTGGCAACTGTTGGTGGTGAATTAAGAGAAAATGGTCAAATTACTGGAACAAGAGATGGTGGTGCTTCATTAATTTTAAATAGATTAACTTCTAATGGAGAGATTGCTCAATTTTATAAAGATGGAGCAGTAGTTGGAAGATTATCCGTTACATCAACTCCTGGTTTTGCAATAGGAACACCTAATACACTTGGTAGTGGATTACATTTAATTAGTGGTGCTATTTTACCATCAACATCTACTGGTGGAACTGCTGACAACTCTAAAGATTTAGGAGCATCATCTTCAAGATTTAAAGACTTATACTTAGGTGGTGGTGCATTTCTTGGTGGCACAGGCACAGCAAACAAATTAGACGATTACGAAGAAGGAACTTGGACACCTGATATGAGAGGTTCATCAGGTAGTGCAGGTTCATCATCTACAAGTGGAACTGGTACTTATATAAAAATAGGAAAATTAGTTTTTTTAAGAGGTTCTTTTTTAAGATGGTCAAATTTAGGAAGCTATAGTGGAGATGCTCAATTATTTGGATTACCTTTTACAGCTTCTGGTACTGATGGTTCAAAAACAGCAGGTTCAGTTTGTTGGGTAAAAAGAGTAGAATTTCCAGCAAGTGCATACAATCCACCTGGAATTACAGTAGAAAATGGTCAAAATTATATAGAGTTTATGAAACAAGAATCTAATTTAGGTGTTGCTTTTGAATTAACTACAACATACTTTGATGATGTTTTAAACAGCTTTCACATTACTTGTATGTATGAAACAGAAGCATAATTTTAACAACAACACAACACAAGGAGACAACAAATGGCAATAACTAAAGAGACACAGATTGGTAAAATCGAAGTGGTCGGAAAATACAAATCAGTTCAAGTAAGAACAGATACTGTAGTTATGGAAGATGGGACTGAATTATCAAGAAAGTATCATAGACATTCTTTAATGCCAGATGCAGTTATAACTGATGAACACACAGAGGTTCAAGCAGTATGTAACGCAGTCTGGACACAAGATGTTAAAGATGCTTATGCGACTTTCAAAGCTGCACAAGAAGCTGCTTTAAATTAAGAATAAGATGGTATATAGTAATTTTAAGGAGAAAATATGATAACTATAGATGATAAACAATACGATGAAACTAAACTTTCGGATGAAGGTAAAGTTGCATTGAATAATATCCAAGTAATTAATCAGGATCAAAACCAATTAAGAGTAAAGTTTACTCATAACGAAGTTTTGTTGAAGCATTACTTAGATATTCTTAAAAAACATTTACCAGAAGAAAAAAAAGAAGAGGTTAAAACTGAAACTAAATGAGTGAAGTTAAAGTAAATAAGATAAGCCCAAGATCAGGCACCACTGTCACATTAGGCGATAGTGGTGATACTATTTCTATACCTAGTGGTGTTACATTCGATGCATCTAGTGGTGGTCTAGCAGGAACATTAACTACTGCAGCACAACCAAATATTACATCGGTTGGAACTTTAACTTCATTCACTTCAACAGGTATAGATGACAATGCTACAAGCACAGCTATTACGATTGATAGTTTAGAGAGAGTTGGGATTGGTACAAGTTCTCCTAATGGAAATTTACATGTTGCTGGTGGAGAAATATTTTTTAAAAATGATGCAGGTAATTGCATAGTTTCAATTGGTGCATCAGATAGTGGAAATAGTATTATAAATCTTGGTGACCCAAGTGATGGTGATGTAGGAAGAATTTTATATGAACATGCAAATAATAATTTGCAATTTAAAGTCAATGCTTCAGAACGTATGCGTATTAACAGTGCTGGAAATGTTGGGATTGGTACAAGTTCTCCAGGAACACGATTATCTTTTGGTAATTATATTCCATCTAACGGACAGACAATTCACACATATCAAAGTGGAAATACAGTAAGTGGTTTAGGTATTGTTAGCAGTGTCCATAGAATGTTTACCAATAGTGGTTCAAGTATATCTTTTGGACATGTATCAACTTCTGACGGTTCAACTTACTCAGAAGCCATGCGTATAGACAGTTCTGGGAAAGTTTCAATAGGAGATACTACTTCTTCTGGATATAGATTAAAAATAAAAGGAACAATAGCAAATAATGCTGATGACCAAGGTATTCTTTTAGAAGAAGCTGGAACAGGTGGTGCTTTTATAAAATATGATGGTGCAGCTAATTTACTTAAATTAGGTGGATATAATGCTGGTGAAGTTGATTCAATAAATATTGAAAGAAATACAGGTAACGTAGGTATTGGTACAACTTCTCCAGTAGCACCTTTAACTGTTGCTTCTGGTTCTGCTGATGGTGCAATATCTTTAGGTGGAGATGTATCCTCAACTGGTATTACTAATAATACTAGAAAATTAGGAAGACTTGTTACACCAAGTTATGCTACTGCTGAAGAACCAGTTGCTTTAATACTTTCTGATTTTAATGGAAGTGATAATTTGATTGCAATAGGTGGTGGTAGTAGTGCTTTAAATACAGCTACAAAAATAGCTTTTTTAACTGCTTCAAATACTACTACAATAAATGGTTCAGAACGTATGCGTATCGACAGTGCTGGTCATGTTTTAATTGATACAACTAGTGCTTTTTCTCCAGGTGCAAGATTAACAGTTAATGCAACAACTGGAAGTGTACATCCTATAGATGTAAGAGTTGGATTAGTTTCTGATGGATTTAGTGGTATAATATTTAGAAACCCAAATGGTGCTCAAGGTTCAATAGCCATAAATTCAACAAGTGTTTCTTATAATACTAGTTCAGATTACAGATTAAAAGAAAACGTAGTTGATTTAACTAATGCAACTGAAAGATTAAAACAACTACAACCAAAAAGATTTAATTTCATAGCTAACGCAGATACAACAGTTGATGGTTTCTTAGCACATGAAGTTTCAAGTGTAGTACCAGAAGCAATTAGTGGAACACATAATGAAGTAGAAGTTTGGAAAGAAGGCGAAGAATTACCAGAAGGTGTTTCTGTAGGAGATAATAAACTTGATGGTGAAGGTAATACAATTCCTGTTTATCAAGGTATCGACCAAGCTAAATTAGTACCTTTACTGGTTAAAACAATTCAAGAATTAGAAGCTAGAATAACAGCTCTAGAAACCCAACCATAATAAGGAGAAACAACT